TTCTTGGTATTAAGCTTCTCGATAGTATTGTTATCTGCGAGAATGGATATGCTTCCATGGTTGACGAAGGATTATTATAAACTTAAAATATAGTAGCAATGACGAACAAAGACAAAATCTTAGAAAAGCTTCGCAAGCTGATGAACCTAAAAGAGTCTGCACTTGCTCTTGGTAATGAAGGAGAGGCCTGCGCAGCAGCAGCCGGCATTACCCGCCTGTTGATAGCCTACAACTTGTCAGAAACTGATATTCCTACACAGGAAAGAATTGACAATCCAATAGTTGCCGAAGAAATACCATTCAAGTCTGAAATAAATAGTGGCAAATGGTATGAAGGATTAATTGGAGTTGTATGTGAATATAATATGTGTCGATCTCTTATTATATCGATAAGAAAAGACAGTGGACGCATGAGACGTGATAAGTTCCAGATTGTTGGAAGAAAGAAAAATGTTGAAGTTGTCTTGTTTCTAGTTTCACAACTTTCCCATAAATTCTATCAGATTGGGTTGAAAGAATATCCTGTCTATAAACATGATTGCCTGTTCAAGTACGGTAAAACTCCAAAAAGTCTTACGATGTACCTCCGCTCCTATCTCTGCGGATGCGTATCTGGCCTGAACGACAAGTTTAGCTCCGAAAAGCAGCAACTACAACATGAATGCGACATCACTTCGCTAGCCATTAGCACCCGTGCAGAGATTGACGATTTTTTGAAGGATGAAAAAATAGGAAGATCCAGAGCAAGATGCGAGAGTGTAGATTGCCTTTCTGCAAATCGTGGATATAATGTAGGTAAGAATATAGAGATAAACAAAGGTATTTATGCCAAAAGTGTAAGTGAAGACAGGAGACTGATGTAATGAGAACAAAAGTAACTAAAGACGGATTTGTATGGCTAGTTATAAGTAAGGAAGCAGCATATCAACTGTTCTCATCAGATATAGAAGTGTTTAGACTATATAATGATGACAGCGAAGGAGTGTGTGATAATGCCAATGATATAAGATCTCATTCCGGGTAGTTTGGTATTGAGGTAGGGTTTATAAAAGACTTACTTCCAAAATGCCCTGTGTGTGATAATGCTTTGATACCAAGCAGATACGAAGGTTCTGATTTTGAATGTTTGGAATGTGATAATGAATATTTAGCAAGTCAGATATGAAAGCAGTAATTATATATTCAGGTAAAGGCGGTGTTGGAAAAACAACTACAACCGCAAATATGACAAGATTACTTGCTGAACAAGGAAAGAAAGTATTTATTATCGACGCGGATATTAATACTCCTTCTATGAATATTGAGTTTAGTGGCGATCATCCGGAGGAAAATATTTGGGTACATTCTACCGGAAACATGTTTAATAATTTCATATATCTGGAAAAATCAATGATAAGACAATATCTTGAGTTAGCCAAGAGAAAACTTAGAAAGATTAATCCGGATTTTGTTCTTATTGACACTCCGCCAAGTGTGACAAATGTGCATATAGAACTTCTTAGTAGGATTAAAGCGAGTTACGTATTATTTGTTACTCAGCCTACAAAATTAAGTTCTCAAGACGTTATTAGAACCCTGGACTTCTTTTACGAAAGATGTGGAAAGGTAAAATGTGGTATTGTTGAGAATATGTGTTATGATAATGAAAAAAGGGAATACCCTATAAAACTTATTGCACAAATTCCTATTCAGGAAAAGATGAATACTTGCAACTTGTTATACAATGCTAAATCTGAGTTTCAAAAGATTGTGGACGAATTGACAGCAAGCGAAAACGTTATTCTTGAGGAATATACTGTTGAAAATGGTTATGATGAAAGCTTTGACATTACTAATATGTGTCTGATTCCAGCAAGGAGAAAATATGTTCAGCATGAATTGAAATATGATGATGGAACGGAGAAAACATTAAACCTGCCATCTCCAAAATTTTTATCTGTAAGGACTTGGGACAAGGTTAGGAATTATATCATAGATCATTATGGGCTAGGTGTGTATTTTGACGCAAGAATGCAAAAGTGTGATACAAAGATTGTAGGAAGAATGGTAAACCACTTCAAGAATGACACGAACGCATATTTTATGGTGATAAATGCACCGAACACAGAGGTTCATCTTATTACAGGAGAAATAGGTTTGTGTTCATTACTTACTGGTCAGTGCGGTCATTATGAATTACCAAGAATAAGTTACCAAACGAGCAAAGGAGATGTTGTTCTGTTCCCAGATGAAGTTATGCCAGTTGGTATGGAACTTCTTCAACAGCAAATTAATGATGGCTATACAATGTTGAGTGATGGAAGATATTTTCCAGCAAAAGAAACTGTAGAGCAGTGTTATAACGCTTTTGGTTCAAGAGTTGGATTGTTTGATAATTGGGAAGAAATTTATGATGAATGGATGAATTAGTTATGAAAAGAGAAATAAAGTTTAGAGCAAAGAGCCTTAATACATTAAAGTGGGTCTATGGCGATTTACGACAATGTGGCAAAAGAAAGTTTGTTGAATACGAAGTTAATCCTGATACCGTAGGACAATTTGTAGGCTTATACGATAATAACGGCAAAGAAGTGTATGAGCATGATTATATCTCTATCAATTACAAGTACGATGACATTGTAAATGGATGCGCTGTCCCGGATCAGGATTGCATCTGTGAGGGGGAAGTGGTTTACATGGATGGATTTGCTTGCTTTGGCTTACGCTTGTGCAAAGCGGAATATCCAATAAACCAAGAATTGGAAAAGTGCCCGTATCTTACTATCCCTCTGCTCCAGTTTGATTTGGAGTGCGATAGTATTGAGGTACTTGGAAATGTGTTTGATAATCCTGAATTGTTAAAATGAATAGAATATGGAAAAGAAAGAAATAACTAAAACTATTTATATCGCAAATGATGGAAAAGAGTTCTTGACAAAAGAAGATTGCGAAAAGCACGAGAAGTTTGTTACAGAAATACTTTCACGTATTAAGTATTTCTGTGTCAGATGCCATCCGGACTTGACAGAAACTGGATATTTTCAGCATAAAATATACGTTGCTGTATTCTCTAAGCATTACCTATACAAGGAAATTGCTTTTGAATGGGCACTGCGTAAGTTCAATGGCTATTTAGGAGAAAGCGTACAGGGATATGGATTCCAACCACAATTTAGTGTAAGTGAAGTATCTAAAGAAGAATACGAAAACTGCCCACCGACTGAGTGGGGAGGTTCAAAATTGAAAAGCGAAAAAAAATTCCTTAGCCCTAAATCGGTAGATGGATTTCCTGAAAATATTGACTACATAAAAGAATGGGGGTTCAAGTGATATGAAGTACAGAATCAAAGTTATAGAAACCCTCACCAAAGTAGTAGAGGTAGAAGCGGAAGATAAAGATGCCGCTTTCGAAAAAGTTGAAGAGATGGTCAATTGTGAAGACATAATCCTCACAGCAGATGATTTCGAAGGTCGTGAATTTTATCCAGTAGAAGATTATGAATGATAATAAAGAATACAAGGTAAAAGTACGGTTCGTATTAGATGGCGAAGTAATTGTCAATGCTTGCTGCAAAGATGAAGCAAAAGAGTTGGTTAAAAATAGTTTCGGTTTTGTGATAGGTAGTAATTTACATTCTACTGATTCAAGAATAGCAGATTGGGATTTCCCTATTCATCCTGAAATGATTGTAAAGTAAACCATCATGGCAAAAGTATATGAAAACAAGAAAGGATTCAAGGTCATACAAGTCACTCGTGATGAAATGATGTGTGCCCTCAGTGAATATGGTTGTGCTGGGATCTGTGATAGTTGCGGTTCTTGCACCAGTCATGATGGTTTCTACATTGCTGTTCTTAATTGCTGGTACTGCTCCGATTGCTTCCATGAGTGGTATGCCATAGCCAAACGCTATCCTGAAGATGAAGAGATAGAAAATAAGAACTTTGAGTTGTACAAGCAAGTCCTTGGGATTTAATTGTTTATTACCCTGAAAATAAAGAATGCAACTCTTTGATATTCAATATATTATATGTATATTTACATATACAAAGTTACACACTTGAATATCAGAATATGAGAACGAAAACAGAAAAAGCAATCAGTTTATTCCAATCCGGATACCTGAAAGAAGCGCTTGCCATCTTTCGGACATTCCGGATTGGTTTTACTAATGAAGAACGCAGGACGTTGCAAATAGCAAGCGAAAGTCTTACTGGAAACAGTCGATTCTACCAGCAAATTGGAATTGATACTGATTCCATGATAATGAAGTCAAAAGAAATAATCACAGAAAAGTATTTGAACAATGAGAAAGTTTAATGCAAAAATAGGGCGTGAGGTCACTTACAAATTTTATCCTCAAAAGAGGTTTGTAATTGAGAATATCAATCGAGATGGAACTCTTGATTTAGCTATTGGAGTATGGAAAGTGTTACATGTGAAGATTGATAGTGTTTGTATATAAAATAGAGCAATGAAAACATCAAGTAAATTAACCAGCAAAGAAAGTTTTGATATTCTCCATGAAATAGAGAATCGTAAATACCCAGGTGGAATCAAGTTGTCTGATTGGTGTGAACAGATGCAAAAAGACAAGTTGAATGCCATCAAGAATCTTGTCCCTGAAGTAGGATTGGGGTGTACAATATGTTATTACTCTGATAAGCGTGCAGCAACTGTAACCAAAATAGTTTCTCCATGCAAGATTGAAGTGACTTTCAACAAAACGAAATGTGTTGATTATTATGCAGGTGAGTATGAAATACTACCTGAACTTGAAGGAGCTCCTAAAGTGTTTACTAAAAGAAGAAATGGATATTGGGTTGCTGAAGGACAATCGTATAAAGATGGGGTTATTCTTATGCTGCATTATCAGAATCATTATATCGACCCAAGTTTTTAATCCGTAGAGCAATGAAAGAAGAATGTTTTTTCAAAGTAGGTAAGTCCTACATTGATAAGAAACGTAACCAGTTTAAGGTTACATCTGTAGATAATGACATAGTTGTTACAGACCAAAAGATACTCTTTTGTGGTGTGTTTTTGGATTATATTTCATTTATAGTTGGTGGTGAAATGTATAACGACCTTGTTGCCATCAACACGAATCCAAACGCAAAACGATTGATTTTTGTCTTTCCAGGTGGCTGTTGGGTATGCTGTGATGCCCTTATGGAAGAACTCGGTGATTACAGAACGTATGCCTACATTTGGAAAGGAAGAGTTGAGTATAAGCAAGAGTACAAGCATTTGCTTACAGATGAAGAAATAGAGAGTATCGAGAGTTTCGCAAACGGTATGTAATCAAAAGTTAAATATTTGATTTGTAGCGATTTATGACGAAAATAAAAGATATAACCATTTGATAATCAAATACTTATTTGTATCTTTATATATCCAAAGATAACATAAGTTTAAAAAGTAAAAGTAAATAGCAATGAGAACGATAGAATTTACATCAAACAATGGTTCAAAGATGTTTATCAACGGTAACGAAATCAAAGTCATAAACACATTTGGAGATGAATACTTCGGTAAACTTGATGATAATGGTAAAGTTATCACAAAACAGCGTTTCGGATTAGGATATATTCTTCCAGTTCTTAATGAATATAGAATGTTTAACAAGTAAATCGTATATATGATGACATCTGTTATTACTCCATCGAGCAAGAATGAAATTAAATCTGCTATCACAAGTAAATTGGATGGATATAGTTACAATTACTTCAAAGGTGAATTTAGAAAAGCTGATAAGTATGCAGCGATTAGCTATCATTTCAATGGCGATAAGATTTCTATAGAAATTACATATTGGCAAGACGGAAAAATGAATCCAGTTGATTATATGTCACACTGCACAACTCCATCAGGTGTAGCTAACAAAGTTGCAAAGTTTCTTGGATTAAAGTAAAAGTAATACAGAATGGATAAAGTAGTTGAATTAACAAAAGAACTTCAAAGAGTAATGTACTCCACTACATACTTGTTCGAGATTGATACTGAAGATGTAGTATTCGGCTTCAAGAAAACATTAAAGAAACGTACTAAGAGCCTCGTAAAAGCTCTGCAACTCGAAAGAAAGCTAAGAAGTGATGTTGGAAGATACATATCAAGCAGCGTTAGAATAGTTGCTGTAAGGATGTATAACAACGGAGTATTGAAATGTGAATTTAAGTCATAACAAATAAAGAATTGAGCAATGGGAACCATCAGCAAAGAACAAACAGAACTTACTAAGAAAGTCCAAGAACTATTCCAGCAGATTGATTACTCTAAAATAGTTGATAAACTCTGCAAAAGTGGAGCTGTAACGGAAGAAGAAATTAAAGAACAAAATTGGAGACTTGCTAAGAATATGGCTTGTGCCATTTGCTCGCATATCGAATGGCAATATCAACCTAACAGCAAATCTGATAAGAAGCAAATAAAGAACTTAAAGCATTTCATATAGATGAAAAATCGTGCTTTCATCATAAAGTTACCTTAAAATGTACTTTTATCGTAATTTTCTATACAAAAAGTGTTTGTTTTTCAATCGTTATTTGTAATTTTACACCATAAATGGAGCAAATAAGGAAGCACCTTATTTCTCCATTTGGAGATAGTAATCAGCAATGGAGCTGACTTGGTTTGCTAAACCAAAGGTTCGTTAAATCGAATAGAGGTCGGAACTCTACATCTCCGCGAATGCCGTTCAAGTCGGCTCGGTGATTGAGGTTAGGTAAGTACGAAAGGTTCGATTCCTTTAATATAACTGGTGTTAGAAATCTGGCTGATAGGAAAGACTATCTGATTGTATCGTGACGGAATTGGTATACGTTACATTGCGGTAGATGGTAGTAACAAGGACTGATGAATTTCAAACAACAAGATACTCGCTAAACCCATCATTTGCAGGTTCGAATCCTGTCGATACAACAAAATAATGTATGAAGTAATACATAACCGAAAGTAGTATGACAAGACCAAAGTATGACTACCTTATTGTAGGATCTGGATTGTATGGAGCCATGTTTGCACATACAGCTACGATGCAAGGCAAGAAATGTCTTGTAATAGAAAAGAATAACCACATAGGTGGTTTTTGCTATACTGAAAATGTGCATGGCATTGAAGTACATAAGTTCGGTGCTCATATATTCAGAACCAATTCAAAGAAAGTCTGGAACTTTGTGAATAGCATCTGCGATTTTGTTCCTTTCGTAAACTCTCCAATTGCCTGTTATCAAGGAAAGATTTATAATCTACCTTTCAATATGAATACGTTCAACCAGCTATTCGGAGTAACTACTCCTGAGGCTGCGTTTGATGCCATAGAGAAAGATAAAGTTGTATTTGACAATCCCAACAATCTTGAGGAGTATTGTCTTTCCACTGTTGGGAAAAAGATATACGAAACGTTCATTAAGGCGTATACAGAAAAGCAATGGGGTAAGGAGTGCAAAGAGCTTCCTGCATCTATAATGAGGCGTATTCCTGTGCGTTACACGTTTGATAACAACTATTTCAATGAGAGGTATCAAGGTATTCCAGAATGTGGATATACTGAGTTTATCAGGTGCTTGCTCATTGGCTCAGATGTCTGGACTGAAAATGATTTCTTTGATGATGTTGAATGGTTTAAAAGCATTGCTAAAGAAATTATTTACACCGGTCAGATAGATAAGTTCTATGATTACAAGTTCGGGAAGTTGGACTACCGTTCTGTGAAGTTCAAAGAAATCTATCTATCTGACATTGATAACCAGCAAGGAAACGCTGTTGTGAACTTCACCGATGGAGATACACCATACACCCGTATGATTGAGCATAAGCATTTCCTTAAAACGCAGTGTAAAGGGACTGTTATTTCCTACGAAACACCTTGTGATTATAGTGAAAATGGCTCACCGTGTTATCCAATACCAACAGAAGAAAACCTGTCGAAATACTCCAGATATAAAGATCTTGCCGACAAAGAACCTAATGTCATTTTTGGTGGACGGTTGGCAGAATACAAGTATTATAGTATGAACGATATAATAGAGCAGTTTGTATGAAAGTAAAGATTGTGCCCATGACTGAACATTTCGCAAACTACAGTTGGAGGTTGCGGAATAACCCGGAATTATGGACGTTTATGGAAAATGAAGCTCCTATGCCAGCCACACTTGAAAGTGAAACTGCATACTTGAAAGCTGCATTTGATAACCCTCACAACGATATGTTTGCCATTATCGCTGAAGGTGAGTTTGTAGGTTACATCACGTTGAAGAATATCGCATACGGTGCTGCCGAATTAAGTTACTGTATCATGCGGCAGGATCTATGGGGTAAAGGAATTGTAAGTAAGGCAACTCTGCTTGCCTTGCGATATGCGTATGAGGAATTAAGGCTTGACTTGGTTTATCTATACATCAATCCGAAGAATGTCTCTTCATACAGAAACGCCATCAACAAGCATTTTGTGCGTGTTGGTAGCAGTTTTATAAAACCTGAAGTTGAACGACTTGAAATGACAAGAACTGGATGGGAAAAAGTATTGAAGTAGTCGAAATACCGCTTTCTGAGCTGAAAGATGGAATAGGTAATCCAAGAAAGATTACCAAGAAGAAAGCCAAAGAGTTGCAGGAGTCGCTTGAACAGTTTGGCGATTTCGGTATCATTGTCGTAGATGAGCATAATAATATCATATCAGGACACCAGCGTGTGAATGCGTTAAGAATAAGCAAAGGCGATAATGCTACTGTTCTATGTAAGAAGTTGATTGGATATTCCCAGCCTGAGCTTCGTGCCATCAATATTAAGGCGAATACACATTCAGGTGATTGGGATATGGATAAACTAGCCGAATGGACTGCCGACCTTAATCTTAATCTAGGTTTGGAATTACCACAGATTGACCCGAGTACAGATGCGAAGATTAAGGACATGGAACTTATACGGTATGAGAAGTACGATTATGTTATGATTGTATGCCGGAATGAGATAGATTATCTCAACCTTACTCGTGCTCTTGGAATTGATGGGAAGAAAGTATTAGTGGCGAAAGGAAAGAATGGAGAGCGTAAAATCAAAGCTCGTGCCATTTGGTATGATGAAATGAAAGCAAAGATTGTATCTGATAATAAATGAAAATATGAAGTCAATAAACGTATTGATAACGTGCAGCAACATTCATGTCAAGAACATGATAGACTGCCTGAAAAATAACTACGAAGGAACTCAAGTCAATGTGTATTGCGTAAACTCCGTTGAATGGGATTTGCCTAAAGAAGGAGAATGTGATGGGGCTTTTGTCGTTCCTAAAGTTTCCGATGAAAGCTATTTCCCAACGCTTCTTGAATTGTGTAAGAAGCTGAATGTTGATGTTGTATTCCCAGTAACATCTATAGACTTGGATGCAATGGCAGACCACAAGGAAGAGTTTGAGAAGCATGGAATCTACATATCAGTAACTTCACCTGAATCCATGAAAATTGCAAACGACAAGATTGCGTTGCATAAGATGTTTGGAGAGTATATGCCTAAGCAGATTGTAGCTAAAGATGTCAGTGAGCTTATGCGTTTCAGCGATAGCATAAATAGCTCAATCTGCTGCAAGGTTGCTAATATGTGTGGAGGACGTGGATTCGCAGTTGTTGATAATGAAAAGTGTGTTGATGTGAATTTGTTCCATAGGTTCGGAAAGAAGCACTACATTTCGTTTGGACAACTTTGCCAAATCGTTGACAAGCAAGACCACGAAGTTATCGTGCAGGAATACAAGAACGGACTTGATTATTCTGTAAGTGTGCTGGCTGACCACGGCGAAGTAACCCACATCTGCGGTTATGTAGGATACGTGTTGGAGTTTGGTTCTATGATGTATGCTGAAATCAAACCAAACGAACAGGCATACGATATTGCACGCACTATCTGCAAGAAATTGAAGATAGACGGTAATGTTTGCTTTGACTTCATACTTGAAGAAGATGGAAAAGTGACTTTGCTTGAAATCAATCCACGTGTGAATGCTTCTCTCAACTTCGTAAGTAATGCTGGTTGTAACATGTTTTATCTACGTTGTAAACAGCTTCTTGGATATGAATATGAGAATGATCAGAAGGAAATCAATGTTGGATTTAAAATGAAGAAGTATTTTGAAACAAGATATTTCATTTAACATCTACTGCATGTCTTATCAGCGACCAGACAGAATACTCACGCAAGATTTGCTTGAGTATTGCACTTATGTTGTTCGCTGGAAGGAAGAGGAAGCATACAGGAATGCCGGCGTTAAAGACTTGCTTGTTATTCCACAAGGAGCCACACTGAATGATGGGACTATCGTATGGAGTTTCATGACAACGCTGTACTGGGTTATTGAGAATACTCCTGAAGATGTGATTTTTGTTGCTGACGATGATTTGAATCATTTTTGTTATCGGTTAGATACCTATACAAATATCAAAGCTGATTTCAATAACTATCGTGAAATAGCTACCTCAGAGATAGAACGCATCGCCCAGTTATTGTATGATTTGAATTTGGGATTTGCTTGCGATAATCCGCAGTTCGCATTGTACAATTACACGCAGGAGTTCTGTTTCAAAGGTATGCCCGGCGGTATAAGATGGATCAACAAGAAAGCGTTCAAAGCCAAGTTTGACCCAAAAGATTTTGCCACTTCCGATATTGATATGATGATGCAGGAGCTTTTGATGAATCGAATTATCCTACAACCTCGATATTTTCACTCAATGAGTGTAAAGGACAAATTAGAAGGAGGAACAACCGTTGATTCCAAAGTGAACTATCAATTCCGACTTGCGATGAAAAACAAGTGGGGAAAGTATTTTGATTATGATTTTAAGAAAAACCAAGCTAAGATAAATGTTAAACGTTAGAGAAATACAAACACCTGTCTATATCTGTGACATAAAGGCATTTAAAGGTAATATTACCGATTTTAGAAAAGCGGTAAACAAATACTATCCTAACTATCACATGGGGTACAGTTATAAAACAAACTACTACCAAGATTTCTGTAAGGAAGTAGATAAACTTGGAGAGTACGCAGAAGTTGTATCTCCCAAAGAATATCATTATGCAAAAGAACTTGGCATACGTGATGAGAATATCATCTACAACGGTGTGATACCTGATTTTGCCAACAAGTTAAATGTTGCTCTGAATGGTGGAATTGTTAACATAGAAAATCTGCATGAGTTCAAGAATTTCGTTGATTGGTCAAATGCAAAGCAACGTCATATCGAATTAGGGGTACGTCTAAACTTCGATATTGGCAATGGAGTTATATCACGATTTGGCTTTGATACTACAGGAGAAGATTTTCAGTTTCTGCTGAACAAATACAACTTCCCATTCATCGCGATTAAGTCTGTGCATTGCCACATCAGCCAAGCACGGAGTTTGGAGTTTTTCAGGAAACGAGTGCAAAGCATGATTAAGTTTGCAGATATGCTTGGAGCTTCTATCATTGATATTGGCGGAAATATGTTCGGTCGTATGGATGATTCTTTCAAAGAACAATTCAATGAGTATGTACCAACTTTTGAAGAGTATGCCGAAGTCATCGGTATAGAAATGGCCAAGGCATATCCTAACGGAGAAAAGATGCTCGTTACCGAAGATGGTACGCCTGTCGTATCAAATGCCATGCACCTATTGGCAACCATTATCGGAGTTAAGGAAGTACAAGGAAATACATTTATTGTGCTTGACACAAAGCGTGAAGATGTCGGTGCATCCTGTATCTGCAAAAGTCCGTCATACCAGCATTTCGGAAAAGATGAAAATCATGTAGAGAAAGCTACCGTGTTCGGTTGTTCGTGTGTTGAGATTGACTATCTTGTACGAGAGTATAACGGACCAGCTAATATCGGAGATAAGATACTTATCAGAAACATTGGAGCGTATTCGTACAACACGACTAACAACTTCATCACGCATGGATGCAGAAACGTCGTTCAGATGAAAGATATTGTATTATGATTGGCAATAGTTTCATATAGTTAAATATGTGTATTACTTTGTATTGAATTGAAAATAAGGGATTTAAAGTTGTGTAATCCAGCAAATTATTACTATCTTTATATACTTAAAAGTAAACAAGATTTTAATATAAAACGAAATGAAACCTCAATTATTGACGCAGAACGGACATAATATGTTCGAGATGATTTCCCTCTTGCAAAAGGCTATTCGTAGGGGACATGACGCTTACGCTGGATATGCTGCTTGTCAGCTTATGGTAAGGTACAGAAAACAACTATGGAACAGATTGCTTATCATTTCAGCAGAAGATTGCTGGGATTGTGTGACACATGAAATTGTCGCTCTCCGCAAAGCTGATGAAATGAATCCACAGCCATTATTTGTGGCTCGTGCAGTAACCATTCTTCTTCGAGCAAGAAAGAATCGTGATGCAGACTGGTTCGCTTGCAACCTGTTGAATTGCCGTGAAACGCTTGATTTAGCTGAATGCGAACGCAATTTCGACAGAATACCTGCATACGTGTATGATTGCCATACATGGCAAGGTAAACGTGCTGGAAAGACCAAGGCTGATATGATACGTGATGAACAGAAAGCGCTTTATCCGTATGTTGAGGGATATTACGATAGGTTGGACTGGAGCCGGTTCTTCTATTGTGAAAAGAATGGATTCTACGATAAGAACAACATTGCTCCAATGCCAACAAAAGATCAAATGAAAGAGCTTGACGCTGGTGCTGTACAGCAAGATCTGTTTGGATAACAAAATCAATCATCCTCCAACTCGTAGAAGTCTGGAGGATTGATTGCGTAAAGTTTATATGATATGAAGAAGAAACAACGACAAGAATTATTCCTAAAACATTTCCGTGAAAGTCATGGGATCGTTTCGTATGCTTGCCAAAAGTCCGGGATAACAAGGTCTTGTTATTACAAGTGGAGAGAACTTGATCAAAAGTTCAAAGAAAAGGCAGAAGAGGTTGAAGAAGAAACGATTGATGTTGTTGAATCAAAGTTGTTGACAGCTATCAATAACGATGATTTAACAGCCATAATCTTCTATCTGAAGACGAAAGGCAAGAAACGTGGATATGTAGAGAAAGTCGAAAACGATGTTAATATTAGTCCTTTTGAAAGTTTGATGAAAGAACTTCCTGATAAAATCGAATAGTAATGAATTTGAGCGACAAGGCAGCATTATATATGCAAGCATGGCGTGATGATTGGTGCAAGTTCTGTTCAGACGTACTTAAAGCACGCCTTGATAAAGAACAGCAAGACATCATACACTCCGTACAGTTTAATAAGATGACTGCTGTTGCTTCCGGAACAGCTCGTGGCAAGGATTTCTGCGCAGCTTGTGCCGCAGTTTGTTTTATGTATCTTACTCCTCGTTGGGAAAATGGAAAGTTGACAAAGAATACGAAGATAGCTATGACTGCTCCGACAGGAAGACAGGTTGTTAACATTATGATTCCTGAAATATCTCGTTTGTTCAGAAATTCAGGAGTGTTGCCAGGAAGGTTATTGTCTTCAGGAATCAAAACAAATTACGATGAATGGTTTCTAACTGGCTTCAAAAGTTCTGATGACAACATGGAGGCATGGTCAGGATTCCATGCTGTAAACACTATGTTTGTTGTAACAGAGGCTTCAGGTATATCAGAAACGACGTTCAACGCTATTGAAGGTAACTTGCAAGGAAACTCACGTTTGCTCATCGTTTTCAACCCGAACGTAACAACTGGTTATGCGGCACGTGCCATGAAGTCAGACCGTTTTGCTAAGTTCCGTCTTAGTTCGCTCAATGCAGAGAATGTTGTAAGCAAGAAAGTAATCATTCCTGGTCAGGTAGATTATGAGTGGGTAAAGGATAAGGTCGCAAATTGGTGTTCTCCAATCCAACAATCAGATTTCAACGAAGGAGAAGGCGATTTCAAATGGGAAGGTGGATTTTACAGACCTAACGACTTGTTTCGTGTCAAAGTGTTAGGCATGTTCCCAAAAGTTGCTGAAGATGTCTTGATACCTTACGAATGGATTGATCTTGCCAACAAACGCTGGCTGGATCTGCAAGAAGAAGGATATGAACCTAAAGGAAAGTCTTGCCGTGTTGGATCTGATGTTGCTGGAATGGGACGAGATAGTAGTATTCTCTGCCCTCGTTATGGAAACTATGTATCAGAGTTTGAAGTTCACGATTCAGCAGGGAAAGCCGACCACATGCACGTTGCAGGAATGCATGTGAAGTATTTGGATAATAAGAAGAACAAAGCGTTTGTAGATACTATTGGAGAAGGAGCTGGTGTGTTTTCTCGTTTGCAAGAACTTGGATTTAACAATGTATATTCCTGCAAATTTTCTGAAGGCGCACGTGGACTGAACGACATTACAGGAGTGTACACTTTCGCCAATATGAGAGCGTATTGCTATTGGTCAATGCGTGATTGGTTGAACCCTAAGAATGGTTTTAATCCAGCCATTCCTCCATGTGATAAGTTTATGGAAGAAGTTACCGAAATTCATTGGAAGTTCATGAGTAACGGTAGTATCATCATTGAACCAAAGGAAGATATTAAGAAGCGTATCAAGCGGTCTCCTGACTATGCCGATGCACTCGCCAACACATTTTACCCAAACGATTTTGTATCTGTCAGCGAAGCAGAAATATTCAAAGATTTCTTGTGATTCAGATTATTTTCGGTAATTTTGTACACGAAAATGTCATGTAATTTTACTGATGTTTTCATTGCTCAATGCGCATCTGCTTGTGAAAGTGGGTGCGCTTTTTTGTATATGTAGCTAAAAGTTAAATATTTGTTTTTTAGTATTTTACCTCGAAAATAAAAAGTGGTAATCATTTGTTAATCAAATATTTATTTGTATCTTTAAATATCCAAAGATAACACAAGTTTAACAAGTAAAAGTAAAGAGCAATGAGAACTATAGAAGAAATGATTGAAAGAGCAATTGAAAGAATAGTCTTTGATTATACAAGCAAGTTTGGTATTAAAAATCTTAAAGGCATTGATGCTTATTGGGCAACCTTACAGGCGTATGAAGCGATATTCGGAAAAGATACTTATGATCACATCCTCTCGGAAGTAGAGAAAAGAATACCGCAAGAATAACTGTAAAATTAAGAGTAATGAAAGATTCTGAATTCAAAAAAGGTCAGTCAGTAATAGTTACCACAAAGAGAGGTAATATTGAAGGGACAATATCAAGCGTTGACGTCAATATCTGCACATTTGAGACTGAATACTCAGTTGACTATCTAAAATACGGCAACACATGGACAATGATTGGAGTTCCAGTAAGAGCGATAGAGATTTTGTAAATTTAACAGGCAGCTATTCAGAGTTGCTACAAAAACACGATTATGAATACATATTACAAATTTTGTCCGAACGTATTTCTGGCAAAGTGCGAAGAAAAGCATGAGAAAGGTGAAGTTATTGAAGTAACCACCAAACACGGAAAAGAGAATGAAAGCATAGTGTTTAATCTGATATTTGAACGTGATGGCTTCTATTATTACTCAATAGTTCGCGCTGATGGCTTTAATGTTCAAGAATGGGCAAAACGAAAAGCCGAACGTAGACTTAACTGGGCTGCATCCGCTGAACAGAAGAGTAATGAATACTATGAGAAGTCAAACAAGGATAGAAATTTTCTCTCGCTCGGTGAACCTATCAAAGTAGGCCATCATAGCGAAAGACGACACAGAAAAGCAATTGAAGATGCCTGGAATAATATGGGCAAGAGCGTAGAGTTTGATGAGAAAGCCAGAGAGCATGAAAGAATAGCTCAGTATTGGGCAAACAAAGCTGATACCATAAACCTTTCAATGCCTGAAAGCGTGGACTACTATGAACATAAGTTAGCAGCAGCTAAAGAGTATCACGAAGGACTGAAATCCGGCAAATATCCTCGTGAACACGCATACTCTCTAACGTATGCTAAGAAAGCTGTAAACGAAGCTCAAAAGAACTTTGATTTGGCAAAGAAACTTTGGTCATAAACCCGGTAGCCTTCTGGCTACCATAATTTAAGATGGTTATGAGAAATGTAGATATTGACGTAATGCGAGAGATTTTAGAAGAACATGATATTTTGGTGACTGGTAATGTAGCTAAATCTATAGTAGAGGATTTTGTTTGCTATTTAGAGGTCTGTAGAGAAATGGATGCTGAGCCATTTAGAGATTGTAACGCAGAATCAGATACAGAAAAAAACATTCGATTAGAAGCAGAATTAAAGAAGGTAAAGAAAGAGCTTTCAAAAGTATCTACAGAGAATGAAATCTATAGAGATAATGTAATGAAAAGACATAACGCATCGTATGTATGGATTGAAAATGGAGTGATAAAATATAGTTATGGGGTATGAAAGAGAAAAAAATCCTACAAGAAATAATTGATTGGTTGAATTCAGATGCCAGCTACCTCTCAGCAAGAACAGATTATGGCAAAGGATATAAGAATGGTATTTTCAGAGCCAAAGAAATAGTGTCTGAAATCATCAAAGAACATGATGAAAGACTATTGAATGATTGAAACAAACAAAAGTTTTGCAAAACGGCGTGATTACAATGTAGTTGCGCTGTTTTTTTATTGGTTTATAATGATTGAATATCAATCATTGTTTGTATATTTGCACTATGGCATTTGTTTATGTCTTGCGTACTCCTTCACGCAATTATGGCGGTGCGCTTCTGCATCGCCATTCTTTCATTTAAGGAGTATGTTAGTTTGAAACTTAATCATCGTATGAAGGAGTACGAAACAATGTTATGGATGAAATAACTCAAATACTCAACTCAGGACTACCTATTGATGATGTGATAAGCGTATTGAAAGAAAAATCAGTATGTGTACCGTCATGGATCAAGCTAATCAAAGCATACGAACCGACTTTGCACGAAATTGTAACAGATACGATTACACGTAAAGACAAGATAAAGAGTGATGGGACAAAAGAAGAAGCGTCACGTATCTATGTCGGTCTTGAAAAGCTGCTGACTAAGCGCATGACAGAGTTCATGTTTGCTATCCCAGTGAAACGTGTCTATCATAACATTGAAGGGAACGAAACAAGACAGCAGATAGCGAAAGCCATTGAAGCTATATATAAGTACGCTCGTATTGATACTGAAAATATCAAACGTTCCACATCTTTCTTTGCAGCGTGTGAGATATTCACAATTTGGTATGTAGTTGAGAAGCCCAACACACTCTACGGATTTAACAGCAAGTACAAGCTGAAATGCAAGACTTACAGTCCTATGGATGGAGTAAGCCTATATCCGTTATTTGACGAACTCGGAGATATGGTCGCTATGTCGTTTGAGTATAAGAAGAAGATTAAGGACGAAGAAATCACGTTCTTTGAGACCTATACTGCCGATAGACATTATAAGTGGAAGCAAGACAATAACGGTTGGATTGCAGTTATTACTGGAGAACCTATACAGTTGATGAAAATCCCCGGAGTGTATGCTTTTCGTCAAGTACCAATCTATCACGGACTTACACGTTTAAGAAAAGAGCTTGAATACACACTTTCACGAAACAGTGATGTCATAGCTTACAACGCCTCTCCTGTGCTTAAAGTGTCCGGCAAGATGCTTGGCGAAGAAGATAAGGGCGAGAGCCGTAGGTTGTTCCGCGTCGAGCAAGGTGGTGATGTTTCATATGTTTCTTGGTCGCAAGCCATCGAAGCGGTGAAGTACCATATTGATACATTGCTCCGCCTGTATTGGATGCAATCGCAGATGCCTGATATATCATTCGACAATATGTCCAAGTTGGGTAACATCGGCTTTGACGCGCGGCAGACGCTATTGACAGACGCTCATTTGAAAGTAGGTGACGAGAGTGGTGCGTGGATAGAGGCGTTTGACCGGGAGGCGAACGTTGTCAAGGAGTTCCTCAAGCATATGAACACCGCATGGGCAAGCGAGATTGATAATGTAGAGGTTGAGAATATCATAACTCCATTCATTCAGATGGATGAAGATTCCGCTATCAATCGGGCTATCAAGAGTAATGGTGGAAAGCCTGTCGCAAGCCATTTGGAAAGTATTCAGATGGCAGGTATATCCAACGACCCTATTACTACCCTCGAACAGATACGGAAAGAGGAGGCAGAGGCTGCTAAAGCTAATATGGAAAGTGTGTTCAATGAACCTACAATGTAATAATCATCTAATTTATTTATCGTATGAAAGATATTTGTTTTGAACAGAAAAACGGTTAATACAATGCTTATGAGAGTACCCATAGATAGTATGACATTTTCAGAGAGCTGTTATCAGCGGGGTGATAAGATATGGAATGCGCAAACTTTATATGACTTCGCAAAAGCAAAGGAATATCCAGTTATGGATATGCCACTATGGAATATTGATTTGACGGCAGAGCCATTTGAGTGCAATCAACTCCATACATTTATTTACCAATGCAAGCGTGTCCGTGATTGCTCTCTCGATTATCCTATAATCCTTGATGAAGTTGGGCAAATTGCGGACGGTTATCATCGCTTATGTAAAGCTATATTAGAAGGAAAAGAAACGATTAAGGCTATACGTTTGTTAGAGATGCCTGCACCTGATAGAATTGAAAAAGAATGACCTATAATAAGAAAATTCCTAAAGGACACTTTCCACACTGCCATTATAGTAAGAGGAAGAAATCCAAAAAAGCATTTGAAACTTTGAAAAGTGCTGAAAAGTTTATCAATGATTTGCATCTGACCGGATATGTCCCATACGTTTGTCCTGTCTGCTGCAAGTGGCATATAGGACACGGATATGGCAAAGCCTAAAACACCCAATCAAAAGTATAAGTATAGCGAGCTGAACAAACGGCTCGCCAAATACGTTGCGCTCGTTCAATCCATCTACGGTACATTGAACCTCGAAGCCGCAAAATTGGTTGAACGGTTAGGAATTACAGAAGCAGATCTCGAAATAAAGCCTTTCAGTTTCGCAGACTACCCGGAAACACGAAAGAAGATAGCCGACATACAGAAGCAGTTCGTAAGTGATATACAGGCTGTAATCTATCGTGGAACAAGCGAGGAATGGAAGAATAGTAACGAAGTGCAGGATTTGCTTGCTAATGCTGTTTTGAAGTCGTATGATGCTGTTGTAGATAAAGAAAAATACAAAGTCCTGTACCAAAACAATTCCGATGCACTGAAAGCGTTTCAGAACCGGAAGGACAGAGGACTTAATATTTCCAGCAAACTATGGAACCAGTCTGTTATTTACAAGAAAGAACTCGAAGATGCTATCTCATGCGCTATTGAGAAAGGATATAGTGCTGTTACATTGAGTAAACGAATATCCAAGTATCTGAATGATTTTCCACAACTGCAAAAAGATTACAAAGAGAAGTTTGGAACAGCAAGTCAAGCGGAAGATTGTGAGTATCGTTCCATACGTTTGGCTCGTTCCGAAATCAACATGGCGTATCGCACTGCTGAAAACGAACGCTGGAAGCAAATGGATTTCGTCGTTGGGTATGAAATAAAGTTGAGCCATGTACATCATCAACGTATGCCACATGGTGATATTTGTGATACTCTTGCAGGTAAATATCCGAAAGATTTTGTTTGGACAGGTTGGCATCCGAATGACCTTTGTTATAAAATCCCCATTCTCAAAACAGAAGAAGAATTTTGGGAATGGGACGGTCGCAGTGAAGTTTCAACCAAGAGCGTGAATGAGGTTAAAGATGTGCCTGATGCTTTCAAAAAGTGGGTTGATGATAACTCAAGTCGCATATCTAAAGCCAAAAAGAAAGGCACGTTACCTTATTTTTTGAAAGATAACAAGAAATTCTATTAATATGTTTGTTTTTCAATCATATATTACTATCTTTGTAGTGCGTATGAAGCTGTACGCCACGAACTTGTCGTAAGAACCTTTCATTGCTCTAAGGTTTGAGTTCAAGACGAATAGTCTGCTGGCATACGCTTGTGCTACGCAGACTATTTTTTTGAATTAAAAAAACAAATGTAAATGAACAGACAACAGCAAGTTTTCGTGAGATTGAAACTTAAAGCGAAGGCGTTAGGGTTCAACCAAAAAGAGCTGAAGGGTATCGCCGCCAAGATTGCCGATAACCTTGAACTCGCAGATGATGCCTCAGACGAGGATGTAAACGCAAAGATTGACGAACAGATTGATGCGGTTCTCCCCTACTTATCTTTCGGCCAGTCACAAGCAAACAGATTGCTTGACGAATGGAAGAAGAATCACCCTGAAACAGATGACGACGATGATGACGACAATGATGATGACGACACATCGAACAAAAACAATCGTCAGGCTGGTTCAAAGAAAAATCCCAAAAACAACGGAAAAGGAAATGATGTAGAGCCTGAATGGTTCAAAGCGTTTCGTGAGCAGCAAGAAGCACGTTTCGCTGCATTGGAAGGAGAAAAGACGACTTCCGGCAGAAAAGCGAAATTGGAAGCGTTGCTGAAAGACGCTGGAACATTCGGAACACGCACCTTAAAAAGTTTCGCGAAGATGAGCTTTGAGAGTGATGATGATTTCGATGAGTTCTATTCCGAAGTTGAAGAGGATTTGAAGGCTTTAAACCAAGAACGTGCCAACGCTGGACTTGCCGCATTGGGAAATCCTCCGGCAACAGATGGTAACAAGCCAAAAGAAGATGAAGTTATCAGCGATGCAGAGATTGAAGCATTGGCTAACAGCTTCTAAGTATTAACCAAAAAAATTATTAGTAAAAATGGGTGCAACAGCAAATTTAGCAAGTGAAATGGAAACCATTAACGCAGGTATGGATTCCGTTGTTATCCGTCACTTCGTGGCTGGAATTGCGGGTGGGCGCACATTGGACGTGTCAGGTTACAAGTTGCCTGTAATTAAAGCTGGCCATGTGGTTATCCGTGACCCGGCTACAGACACATACAAGCCGATGCCTGTAAATTCAGACGGTACAGCTTATGAATCATTGCCCAGCTCACACGAGTATGTTGGCGTGGTTGTATGTAGTAAACCAACAAGCGAACCGCTTGTTGGTATTATGTATTCAGGTGAAGTTAACGATGTGGCAAGTCCGTTCCCAGTTGATGGGATCAAAGATGCGATGAAAACAGCTTTGCCTACATTGGTATTCATGCACGATTAATTGAAAGGAGGTAAAAGATGAAAGAATCTTTATTTGTTGAGTATATCAAAAAGATTTTTCCGAAGCTCGCAACCATCATTGAGAAGGTTAACGGTAAACGTGGAAACAAGCTTACCTATCTTCATAAGACAATGCTTCGTAAGGAGTTCTCTGCTGACCAGAAATGGGAAAGCGCATCAGTGAACACAACCTACGTGTCTGCCGACATGGTTGCCATGGATTCACCGCTTCCTGCAAAGAGCCGTGATTCTATCGCACACGCCAACGGTACACTCCCGAAGGTAGGAATGAAGAAAGTATTGCGTGAAACACAGATTAACGCAATCAACATCATGAAGGCGCAGAACGCTTCGTTTACCAACATCGCCAATAAGTTGACGAACGATGCAGTTGCTTGTTCTGTCGGTATTGACGAGAAGAATGAGGCAAACTTCCTGACTGCCTTGTCTAACGGTATCGTGATTGTTGAGGATGAAAACAACACTGGTACTGGCTTGCGTATCAACTTCAACTATCTGCCTGCAAACTGTTTCGGCGTTGAGACCCCCAACGTGATTGTTTATGACGACATCAAGAATGTGCTCTCTAAAGCTGACGCAGACGGTAATTCGATCACTACTATCATGTTGGCATTGAGTACATATAACGCTATTCGACAAACACAGTGGGCTAAGGAGTTGGTAGCAAACTACCGTGGTCAGACAGTTGTAGAAGGAACGAAGTTGCCAGTCCCAACTGCTTCTTTGTTTGATGAAGCTTTTGCTGATGACAACAATGGTATCAAGTTCCTGAAGGTGGACCGTACTGTTATTTCAGAGAAAAACGGTAAGCGTAAACCTTACAAGCCTTGGAATGCGAATAAAATTATTTTCCTCACCACTGAAGAAGTTGGTGCATTGGTTTGGGGTACGTTGGCTGAAAAAACCAATCCTGTTTCAGGTGTGGTTTACTCAACTGTAGATGAATACAAGCTCATTAGTAAATATTCCAAGAATGATCCGTTGCAGGAGTTCACAAGCGGACAAGCTCTAGTGTTACCAGTTATTGAGAATGTTGATCAAATCTATTCTTTGGATATTACCGAGGGGCAGTTGGTTGACACAGAAGCTGAAAGTTCTGATACAGGTGATGAAAAAATCACCGTTTGGGGACAGGCCTACAAAAAACCTGAATTTGTGACTGAATACAACAAAATTCGTGGTAGCAAGCTCCCTGCTACTTACCCTGATGATAAGCTAATCGCGGCTGTAAATAAGCTTAGCGATGAGGAAGAAGCGGCTTTGAAAGCTGCTGTTGAATCACATAAATCTGAATAAACGATGAAGACAATCCTGCAAGCATTAATAGACGAAATTGACTATCCATTCCCGAAAGGCAAGTTTGAAAACAAGCTACTCGCTCGTGGATTGAATGGAGATGATGAACTTACCTACGAAGTAATCACCAGCAACGAGTTCAAAGGTGCTGTGGCAGATTGTCTTTATTCTCTGATTGAAGCGGTAAACTTTTCCGAATCAGACAAATCTATAAGCCTCCCAGATAGAGACGTACTATTGAAGAAGATGAACGCTATTTATACATCCATAGGTGAGCCTGAGAAATGCTTTGGCGAGCCTGTGGTTTATATTGGAGGGTAATATATGGCAGTATTGAATCTGAGACCTCATACTCTACGCTACCTAATTGTCAGTGACGGTTACGAGGATGAGAATGGCGATTACCATGAAGGCGAAAGTTCGTGGTCAGATACATCAATTCCTTGCGATATCGTTCCGGCAGGAAAGGCTAACGAGATAGCGTTTGATGACGGTGTAGTCAAGAAGTATTCTTATACTGTCTATCTTTCCAAAGATTGCATAGAGTTCAAACTTGGAGATAGGATAAAGATTTGTCTTTTCGGAGAAACCGAGAGAGAGTTTGAGGTGAAAGGATTTCATCGTTACCAGCACCAGTGTAAGATGTGGATTTGATATGGGCATAAGAATGAATACACCGATGAGCGAAGTTCAAGCTGTCATTCGAGCAGAAGCAGAACGTGTCGAAAGGCTTACCATACGTGCGCTTTCCTATTTGGGAGAGCAATGTGTGATAAAAGCAAGAGATCGTTCTTCAGAAGAAAGCTGGTTTGACCAGACCGGTAACTTGCGTAGCTCAATCGGTTATGTCATTGCTCATAACGGAAGTATAATCGGTTATTCAGATTTTCAGCAAGTGAAGAATGGTTCAGAAGGTGTACAGACCGGAAAAGAGTTCGCAACCGAATTGATTAAGAAATACTCGATAGGGTATGCTCTTGTGGTTGTCGCCGGAATGAACTATGCCGAATATGTGGAAGCTATGGATAACAAAGATGTGCTTGCCACACCTGAACTGTTTGCAAGAAAAGAATTGCCAAAGATGATGCAGAAACTAAGTAAACAAGTAGCAAAATGAAAACGGTAATTGACATAAAGGATGATGTGTACAATGTGATTAAAGGCTCTGCGCTTGATGAAGAAGCCACAGGAAAGCTGTGCAAATCTTCCAAGCGTCCTGCTAATTCCGACAAGGAAGATATTGTTATCTCCGTAATCGGAAACAACGTAAGCCAAATGCAGGAAGCCTTTGTTTACGTCAACATCTACGTGAAAGACAATATCCGTGATGGTGAAGCAGAAATAAACGACACACGTTGTCGTGAGCTTTGCCGACTTGCGTCTGATTTATTGGAAGTGCATAACGGAGGCAGTTTCAGAATTACATTGGTTGAGCAGACCACACCACCTGTTAACGGTAAAGATGAACACTTCATCAAAAACAAGATTTTATATCAGTATTGTAACGAATAATTAAAATTGAATAGATATGGCAGAAATAACTGTAACAGTAGGTTGGGGAAAGCCTAAAATCGAAGTCAAGAAACTTGGTGAGGCTCCCGGAGAATGGGAAGCATTCGCAACGCCAGTTGAAGGAACGACACAGCTTACAACTACACAAGGTGATAAGATGGAAGCCAAGATTGAAGGTGGAGAAAACGAAGCAGTGAAGTATAAGAAGAATACCTATCAGCTTGTTTTCGATGTACGTCAGGTTCCAGAACGTACAGATCCTATTGTTGATTCTGACGGTGTAGTAGAAGATGAATATTCTGTTCGTGTTACACCTGAGAACGCAACCGCTATCGGTGCTTTGATTGACCGTGCATCTGTGAATGTCCAAAAGAAATTTGACGCTGAAAACGGACTTGTAAAGACCTACACGTTCGATGTTCTTAAAGCTCCTACAGGCGATTCTGTCAAGTTCCAAGTCATCACTGACGAATAATAATTTGACAGATTCAACACTGTAAAAAGCGTTTTTAGGTATTAGTTTTAGCGGATATGGTGTAATGGTAGCACGTAAAAGGTCGCTGTTCGATTCAGCGTATCCGCCCTAAGTTTAGACGATATGGACGAGCACAAGTTAGACATAGAAATGAGTATCTCCGATGCGATATTGGACAAACCGATTTGTTTCAATATAGGCAAGCGGAGATTTTATTTATACCAACCTACGCTTGGAAAGACTTATCTGTTGGCAAGGATTACAGAATCACTGGAACTGAACAACGATATTCTTTCCATGAATCCGTATATGGAAGCATTGAGGTTATGCAAGGAGAAACGTGATACCGTTTGTCTTGTCATAGCCTATCACAGCTTGCAAGGTAAGCGTAATGTGTTGGATAATGAGAAAGTAAACAAGCGTGCAAAACTGTTTTCGTCACAGCTTGATGATGCTGAATTGGCACAATTGCTTGTGCTCGTATTCAGTTGGGACAGTTCTGAGAGCTACATCAAGCATTTCGGGATTGACAAGGAACGTGCCTTGCAGAAACGTATATCGTCTGTAAAGTCTAACAAAGGAAGTATCTCATTTGGAGGTAAAAGTATCTACGGTTTGTTGATAGATACTGCGTGTCAACGCTATGGATGGACTTTTGATTATGTGGTATGGGGTATCAGCTACATCAACTTGCAGATGTTGTTGGCTGATTCCGTATCATCCGTTTATCTGAGTGATGAAGAGCGCAAGAAACTGAATATACGTGACGGAGGAGAGGTTATCAATGCAGATGACCCCAAGAACTTGAAACTGATAAAATCTATGAACTGGGATTGATGTATGGCTGGATTGCATTTTGACATAACAGGAGATAACTCTAACCTCATCCGTAAGTTGCAAGAGACAGAGCAAGGAGTAAAAAACGTATCTAAGGCTGTTGAGCGTGAGGGTGGAAACATTGAAGAGATATTCGAAAGGTTGACAAAAGCCGCTGCTGCATTCGGAGTAGGATTGTCTGCAAAAGAGTTTATCGCACAATCAGTACAGATTCGTGGTGAGTTCCAAAAACTCGAAGTAGCGTTTACGACCATGCTTGGTAGTACAGAAAAAGCTGATGCTCTCATGCAACAGATGGTACGTACTGCCGCTACCACTCCATTTGATTTGCAAGGTGTGGCCAACGGAGCAAAATCTTTGCTTGCATACGGTGTCGCTGCCGAAGACGTAAACAAAACACTTATCAGACTTGGAGATATCGCAGCCGGATTGAGTATTCCTCTTGGTGATTTGGTTTATCTGTATGGTACTACAATGGCACAAGGACGCCTTTACACCGCAGACTTGAACCAGTTCACCGGTCGTGGTATTCCTATGATTGGAGAACTTGCCAAGCAGTTTGGAGTAGCAGAAAGTGAAGTGAAGAGTTTGGTTGAAGCAGGTAAAGTTGGTTTCCCGGAAGTCCAGAAAGTTATCGAAAGTCTGACCAATGAAGGGGGTAAATTCGGTGGACTTATGGAAGCACAATCTAAAACTATCGCCGGACAGATTTCAAATATTGAGGATAGTATTTCTCAGATGTTCAACAATATCGGGAAAGCAAACGAAGGTATTATTAATAGTGCGCTTGGAGTGGTATCTGATTTGGTTGAGAACTACGAGCAAGTAGGGAAAGTATTGCTCGAACTTGTTGGGACGTATGGAGCTTACAAGGCTGCATTGATTACTATTACAGCATTACAAAAAGCACATTCTGTTGTGCTTGCACAAGCTGTAGTTGAGCAACAGTTAGCCGCTGCTGCTGGAATAACATTGTCTAATGCTCAGGCAATGGTTGCCGCAAGAACAAAATTGTTGCAAGTTGCAACAGCGTCATTGAACAAGACAATGATGTTTAATCCGTATATATTAGCTGCATCCGCAGTCGCTGCTTTAGGATTCGGTATCTACAAGTTGGTCACTTATCAGACAGATGCAGAGAAAGCCCAATCTAAGCTGAATGATGCAATCAAAGAATCTGAGAAAGCATCTTTAGGCGAACAGAGAGAACTATCCAAACTGAAAGGAGAATTATCAGCACTAGAAAAAGGAACTGATGAATACAATGCTGTCAAGGATAAAATCATTAAGAACTATTCCAAGTATGACAACCAGCTTGCAGACGAAATAGAAAAAGTTGGTTTGACAGAGCAAGCATATAACAGACTTACAGAAGCTATCAATAAATCATTTGGAGCAAGACAGTATAACAAGTTCAAGGACGAGCAACAAGGAGAGCTTGATGCGCTTATGTCTGAAAACCTTGGAAAGATACAAGACAGATTAATAGAAAAACTAGGAGAAGAAACTGGTACTAAGTATTACACCAAGATACGAGATGCCATCTTGAAAGGTACTGTCAATTCAAGTATAAAAAATGGTAAATATGAGTTTTCAGGATTTGATAATGGAACTATTGAAGCTCTTGATAAAGTAGCAGGTAAAGATGGTGGAGTATTTGATGTAACAAACCGAGCTGTTGAAGGATATATTGTTAACATTCTTAATGCTGTAAAACTTACAGATGAGCTTGACAAGAAAGCACGTGTTAAGTTCGGAGTTGATAATACAACAGGATTGTCTGGTTATAAAAGCAATAGTGATGGAAAAGAAATTCCTCAATCAGTAATATCAAAAGAACTTGATGATGTTACCAGTAGAATCAAGAATCTTAAACAAGAAATATCTGATTTACGTAGCGGTAAGATACAGGTTGAAGCCGGGAAAACGGTTGAGTCTGTAATAGAATCAAAAATAAAAGAGTTGCAACAAGCTGAGAAATCATTGGAAACTCTGACTGGCATAAAACAAACTACACGTACTTCCAAGAAAACGAAAGATTTTTTCATCACCGTTCCCGATGAAGAAGTACAACTCATTTCCCCGGAAGAGATCGAGAAGAACATCGCCATGCACCGTGAAGCTATGGATCAGTATCTTTCCGAATATGGAGATTACCAGCAAAAGCGACTGGCGATAGCGGATATGTATGCATTGAAGATTTCCCAGGCAGAAACAGAAGGAGAGAAGCTTTCATTGCAGAAACAATCGGAAGAGGTCCTGAAAGCATTGGATTTTGAGGAGTTTAAGAAGTCCATCAATTTTGCTGATGTGTTTGGCGACTTGGATGCACAGACCACGGCTTCTCTCCGATCCTTACGTGATAAACTAGGAGATTATATCAACGAGGCAGCAAAGGATTTACGTCCTGAAGACTTGAAGGAACTGCAGGATGCTTTCAAGAATTTGGATTTTAAGATAGCAGACCGTGATCCTTTTCATGAACTTAAATCCGGATTAGCGGAATATAAGTCAGCTCAGGAGGCGGTTAATAAGGCCCAAGAAGATCTGAATACGGTGATAGCCGGTGGTACTGTCACTGTCAATGAATATGACAAGGCTACTGGAAAGTTAGTTAAGAAAACACTCGACCAAACGCAAGCAGAGAAAAATTTGAACAAAGCCTTGTCTGAACGCCAAGTGGTATTGGCTAATTTGACAAAGGCTGCCAACTCCTCGGGTTCTCATGGGATGGAAGTGGTGAATGCAGGAAATGAAGTGGTTGATATGCTTCAATCATTGGGGGTAGAAATTCCCGAGGCCATTTCGAATACCTTGGAAGGAGTTGGACAGGTGATGAATGGCTTGGCTAGTATAGACTTGACGAAGCCTTTTTCCGCCATTACTGGAACAATCAGTGTCCTGAGTGGCATAGGTAAGACGATCGGCGGATTGTTTGGTTTGGGGGGTGCAGACTATTCTGGATATGAGGAGATGAAGAGCCGGTACGATAATCTGATTTCTGTGTGGGATACCCTTATTTCCAAGAAGATGGAGTATATCGACATTGACTATGGCGTAGAAGCACAGAAAGCGGCCGATGAAGCGGCTAAGTTGGTTGAAACACAGATACAGCGTCAACGCCAATTGGCAAACATGCTGGCGGGTAGTGGAGCAAGCATAGGTTCGCATTCATTAGGTTATAGGATCAACGACCGCATGACCCAAAATGACTGGACCAATTTATCGGACTTAGTAGGACAGCGGGTAAGTGGAATCAACGATGTGTTGTCACTTGATGCGGATGTTATCGGTAAAGTGCTGCAAGATGAAAAATTCGTGTCTGTACTTACGACGGTTAATTCTGACTTTATTGAGTATATCCAGAACATTGAGAAATACGGAGAGCAATTGGAAGAGATTGCAGAGAAAGAGAAGGAAGTATTTACTGGTATTAGTCTTGACTCTTTTGAGGACAGTTTTGTTGATATGCTTTCCGACCTGGATGCAAAGAACGAGGATTTTGCCGAAAACTTCGAGGGATATTTACAGAAAGCAATCTTTTCGTCCTTGGTCGCTAATCAGTATAAGGATCGGATTAAGAAGTTGTATGATTCATGGGCAAAGTATGGGGAAAGTGGTAATCAGTTGACTGCAGATGAAGCACAGAATCTTAGAAATGAATATCAGGATATTGTGAATGACATGCTGGAGCAACGTGAACAGATTATGAAGGATTTTGGTTGGGATTCTTCATCCTCTTCTTCTGAACAAACGTCTTCAAGTCGTGGATTTGGAACAGAAATGACGCATGAAGATGCTGGAGAACTTAGCGGACGTTTCACTGCCTTATATGATGTAGGATTACAGATTCTTCAAAACATTACATTTTTACAGTCTATAGGGGTCTCTGCTGAAGGTTGTAATACCGTTTTGCAAGAAATAAAAAACCTGATGGTTTCATCGAATGGGTATTTGGAAGATATTTCAGGATTCACAAAAAAAATGTTTGAATTGCTTGGAAAGAAGCTTGATGATATTAACAACAATATAAGCAGGGCTTTATGATTGGAGAATTATATATAAATGGACAGGACGCTTATGGGCAATGGGGAATAAGCATGGATGACACGTCTTTATCTGCATTAATGGCGCCTCCACCTAACAAATCTTTGATAGAGAACAAGAGTCGCCTTGAACACGGAAAGAGGGTCGTTATTGATAATGTAAAGGTTGACGAGAGAGATGTTACATTACAGATAAATATTACTGCACCGAATAAAGATGTATTCTTTTCAAGATATATGTCTTTCTGCAATGAACTGAAGAAAGGTAAATTGTATATTAGGACAAAATACCAACCAGATATTACGTATAAAATGATATACATTTCATGCAAGCAATTTAGTCAATTCATGCAAGGTATAGGTAAATTTTCTTTGAGACTTAACGAACCTAATCCTGAAGATAGATATTAGTACTTTATTGTGATTGAATTTCAATCATAATTTATACATTTGCAAAATAGATAATATCGTATGAAGTTATACGAAACTGTTTATGATTGACATCAAAGACATATCCGGGAAGATACGCTGTTCAATAGAGATCAATTCAGGAGCAAAAGGCAAGTTTACGCTGATGAAAGAGGATTATGTAATCCTTCCGTTCAGTGTACAAGATCCTATTTATTTCAAGCTTGGAGATAATATAGATTTTGCTGAAATATTGGATGATTCTTTAGGTGGTAAGTTATCCAAGATATATGAGCTGGTCGATTTATATAAGCCGACATTTAACACATCAACTGGTGGATATGATTATGAACTTCACTTAGATGCTTACTATTGGAAGTGGAAAAATAAAAAGTTCAAATATACTCCGGAACATGGCGGTAGGGAGGCATCATGGAGCCTTACAGCTACGTTGGATGTACATCTGAACGTATTCCTGCGGAACTTGAAATCATTCGGGTATAAGTATCGTGGTAATGATTTCACGTACTCCATCGACTCAACAGTATCCAATACGTCTCGTCTGGTTTCATATAGTAACACAAATATGATAGACGCCCTAACGATGATGGCCGAGACATGGGGGTGTGAATGGTGGGTTACTGACAACGTGATACATTTCGGAAGATGTGAGTTCGGAGATGCTGTGGAATTGCATATTGGTGCTCAGGTCCTTAATATGTCAAGAACTGATAGCAGCGGAACATTCGCTACCCGAATCTATGCTTTTGGTTCGACAAAAAACATACCGGAGAATTATCGTCCACTTGATGAGCAGATCGTGGTGAATGGAGTGGTGCAGAAGCGTCTCATGCTTCCGGAAGATACACCATATATAGACGCGTATGAAAATATGTCGGAAGAGGAGGCGGTCGAGGCCATTATCACATTTGATGATGTATTCCCGCATAAGGTAGGGACGCTATCCGATGTGCAACCGGTGGAACGAACGGAAGAGGTCGAGCAGGAAGATGGATCAACCGTAAAAGAGACTTATACTGTGTACCAGTATAAGGACACTGATCTTGATTTCAGTAGTCAGTATATATTGCCAGGTCAGGAACTGAAAATTATATTTCAGAGTGGTTCCATGAATGGTATGGAGTTTGGCGTTACTTTTAACCCTGAAAACAAAGAACCAGAAGAGCAATTATGGGAGATCGTCCGAAATGAGAATTACGGTCGTTTTCTTCCGGACGATATTCTTTATCCTAAAGACGGAGATACGTATGTCCTGTCCGGATTTGACACGAGTTTTGTCTCTGACACCATGATTCCGGAGGCGGAGCAGGAGTTGAAGGAACGAGCGATAGCTTATTCGAACAGATCAAAGATTGATGATGGTACCTATCCAACAACATTGGATTCAGAATGGGTATATGGTGATCTTATCAATAGGACTTATGGAATAGGCCAGCGTGTGAATGTTTTTAACCCGGCTTATTTTGAAAATGGCCGTATATCCCGTGTCCTTGGTTTTGAGTTCAACTTGGATATTCCCTACGATTCACCTGTTTATACGATCGGAGAGAGTACTGCATATTCCCGTCTCGGTGAAATTGAATCAAAACTTGATAACATAACCTACAGTGGGCAAAGTTATATTGGAACTGGAGGTTCAGGAGGCGGCGGTTCGATTTATATCATTCGTACAAATGATTCTACACCGGCGAGTGACGACAATGTATTTTCTGCATTACGATCGCTTGCTACATTCCTTAGGAAGGATAAGGCAGACTCGACAAGATATCTGCTGGGTCTATTAGGTGGTGCGATATGCGATAATTTGGAATCGCAAGACTTTGCTGCCGGTCCGTTTGGTACGGGATACGTTCTAAAGAGGAACCCGAAGACAGGCCGGTCCTATCTGGAATTGGATGAAATCTATGTCCGTCTTAAAGCCTATTTTGAGACGCTGGAGATAAAGCACCTGTCACACGTTGGTGGCCGGATCGTCCTTTCCCCGGCAGGAATGGAATGTATCAGGGTAGAGGAAGTATCGGCCGAGCATGAAGAATTATACGATTCGGCTGGCAATCCTTTAGTGGATTCTTTAAACGATCCTTTGTTTGCAAGTAAGGAAGGCGGCGAAAAGGCCTATCGTTGTTACTTCAAGCAAGAAGAAGACGGAAAAGAAATTGTAAACGAGTTTGCCGTCGATGACTTGGCTCAATGCCGAGAGTTCAACGTAAAGGAAAACGTATCTCAGCAAGTAAGTAACCAGTATTATTGGAGACGGGTTATTTATGTTGGAGAAGATTATATCGACTTGTCAATAGATGATTGCGATCCGATAAGTATGGTTCCAAAGGCCGGCGATACAATCGTTACAATCGGAAATAAGACAGATGTTAATCGCCAGCATGTTGTTTTCCTGTCTTCTTATGATGAAGATGCACCTTGTATCAAGTTGTATAGTGGTATCAATTCTTATTCGATGTTGAATAAGGAGGTAACGGTTATATCACCTAACGTGGACAAAAATATGTTTACCGGTCAGGTCGTTATCAAACCGGGATCAACTGGATTTGAAAACTTAGATGATGCTCCGGATATGGGCCTTATTGAACAAGAGATACAAGAGGCTAAAGATGCAGCAGAAGCGGCAAAAGGGGAGATCCGGGATGTTCAGGAAAGCGTTGGTGATTTGAAGGGCTATGTTGACGGGGCTTTTTCTGATGGTATCATCTCCGAATCTGAGGCGGCCTCTATCGAGAAGTACATCAATATCGTAAACAATGAGAAACAGCAGGCCTTGGCTACTTATAATGGATTGTACAATAATCCGTATTTGGAAGGATCAGCCAAGACTTCATTATCCAATGCTAAAGTTTCTTTGTTTTCTTCGATAGATGCACTGATAAATGCCATTAATACGGCGATAGCAGACGGAAAAGCGACATCTGGCGAAAAGTCTGATGTCGATACCAAATATGCGACATTCACGACGGACTATAACAAGTTCTACGCAGCAGTAGAATCAGCCAATAAGTCTATTCAGGATAAGTTAAAGGGTTATTCTGATAATGCTCAAATGGCTGCCGATAAAGCAAACAACAATGCTTCGCAGGCTATGGAAGACGCTAACGAGGCTAAAGAGGCAGTCACCAATCTTAATGATTACGTTGATGGGGCATTTGCAGATGGAATTATTTCTGAAGCGGAAGCCAAAGCGATAGAGAAGTATATTAATATTGTTAATCAGACGAAAAAAGATGTTGATTCTACTTACTCGGTTCTGTACAATAATCCTTTTTTGACTGGAACAGCGAAACAGAATCTTTATAGTGCCAAATCTTTGTTTAACACGGCTACATCGAATCTGATAAGCGCAATTAATTCGGCTATTGCAGATGGCAAGACAACGACAACAGAAAAGAACAACGTTGATTCGAAATATTCTTCTTTTAACTCCGCATATTCCAGTTTAGCGACAGCTATTGAGAATGCAAACAAAGCTATTCAGGAAAAGATAAAAGAAGAAGCTATAACTGAAGCAAAAAAGGATCTGGATGCTCAGATAGGAGAAGTATCATTGGCAGATAAGGATGAGATAGCCAAGAATATGGGTTACTCCAACTATGAGGAGATGGTGTATTATGCAGAGAGGTCGCAAACTATAATAAAGGGGGGACATATAAATTTAGAGTTACTAGAAGCAAGTTTAATCGTTACATCTCAATTAATCGCTAACGCGATAAAGGCCAATACTCTTAATATAAACAACAACTTTATAGTTAAGACAGACGGTTCAGTTGATATGAACGGTATTCTTCACTCACTTGGAAGTAAAACTGAACTTACAATATCAGATGGTTATTTAAGAATAGCATTTAATGGAACGGATGTAGCAAAATTCTCTGTTAATGAATTGACAGGTATGCCTGAGTTATCAATGTACAAAGGAGATCGAGCTGCTGTCATTACTCCTGAAAAGATTATGTTAGGAGTTTCAAGTAATGGATTCTTGGAAATAGATCCGTCTATTATAGGTATAGGTACGATTAGAAAGGATGAAAGTAATATGCTTTATTTAGGGACAAAGGTTACTACAGCAATTTCCGTAGGAATATTTGTTTCACCTTCTAACGGCGGTACAACAAATCCATCTCCGGCTGCAATGAGAGTTGTAAATAAAGGAACAAGTGAAGTTGTAGAAGCAATCCCTTATGACGGATATGAATTTGATAGATGGAGCGATGGTGGATCACAGAAGCACACTGTTACTTGGACATCTTCCGGGCAAGGTCTTACTGCATACTTTACAAAAATACAAGTAACGAGATATACACTGTCTTTATCTTCAAGTCCTTCTTATGGTGGAACAACAACGGGAGCTGGATCTTATGAATCAGGAACAAAAGTGACTGTAAATGCTACGCCTAACTCAGGTTATCGGTTTGTTAGATGGAGCGATGGTGGTTATCAACAGCATACTGTTACTATGGATTCAAATAAATCTCTTACAGCTTACTTTGAGGCTTACTCGGTTACGGGAGACGAAATATTTACCGGAACAGCTTTGACAAGCTCAACTTATTGGAAGGCAAATGGAAATTCTTCTATTGTATCTGTTTCAGGAGGTGTAGCGACAATAAAGATAACATCTTATTCAGATACAACATTTGTGTCATTTAATAAGGGTTATTTAGGTAGTAAGTTAGAACAAGGTCATAAGTATAGATTGACATTCCAGGCTAAATCTTCTGTAAGCAATACGATTATAGTAGCATTGTTTGGATCATCTATGGATGTTTCATCTGCAGTCTCTTCCGATGGTGTTATATTCGGTGATTCTAATGGTGGAATTTTATCGACTTCATACAAGACAATAACATTGGAATTTACTGCGGATAGCACAGTATCAGATGGATTTTTATTAACATCTGTAACAGCGTGCACAATTAGCATAAAGAATATTTCATTAAAGGAGGTCTAATATGAGATATTTGGTCATTTTACAATTCTTGTTTATTCTGTCCGGATGTAGTCAGGAATTTATTGAACCGGAAACAGATAAAGATAAAATAGAGATCGAAGTAGATTCTACTTATAATGAGTATACAGTAATTATAACAATTTAATAATATGGGAGTACTTAATTATACAACAGCGAAGATAAATGAGCTTTTGGACAAGGTAGACAAAGCTCCTGAGACAATTGAGAATGGCAAAACGCCGGTCTTTGTAACTGGTACAACGACCACTTTAGATCCGGGACTTTCAGCAACAGCGGAAGTCGTTCAGGACGGAGTTGATGAGAATGGTAATCCTAAGTACAAAATAAACCTCGGAGTTCCAAAAGGTCTTGATGGTGCCAGTGGTGAAGGCGGCGGAGTGGCTGATTCTGTCCAGTGGTCTAAGGTTCTTAATAAGCCAAGTTGGGTAAATTCTGCGTCAAAGCCAACATATACAGCGTCAGAAGTAGGAGCTTTACCGGCAGATACAACAATACCTTCAAAAACAAGTCAGCTTACAAATGATAGTAATTTTCTTACTGCTTCCGATTTTAAAACCATTAATGGGGAATCAATCGTCGGAAGCGGCAATATATCTTTATCTGGCACTGGAGGAATTTCAGATGCTCCGAAAGACGGGGAAACCTATGGTCGCAATAACGGATTATGGGTTAAAACAAGTCAAATGGAAGAAGCTCCAACTGACGATAAGGTTTATGCAAGAAAAAATAAAGGATGGACAACTGCTCTTGAGAAAACAGAAACAGCATTACTTGATAATTACTTAAAACAGGATTCATACACTGCTATTGAACCTACTGATAGCATTAATTCCGCTATTGGGAAATTAGAAGCAGGTTATGATAACTTAAAAAACAATCAAAAAGAATTTTATTTATTATTAGGAACTAATATATTAAATTTGAATGATTCTTCTACAAGCGAAGAGATATTATCCGCTTTTGGGGGAAATGAAGGATTGTCTAAATTAGGGTCAGCTATTGACGATGGGAAAATAATATGTATATCAGTTAAAAGTACATTTGTATCCTATATGTATCCAGTATCAGCATATAAGTTGTTGTCAACAATCTATATATCTTTTATAGATCATAAAAGTAATATCTATAAATTCTCATTGGCTACCAATGGTTATAATTCTTGTGTTGTAAATGGAAGTATAGAAGTAGGTTTTAATGGTCGTCTATTTTCTATAACTTCATCATCTTCTTCAGACGAAATAAGCACTGCGGTAGGAGGAGAATCAGGTTTAAAAAATAAAATAATAAAAGCTACAAACGGCGCTCGATTTTACGATTATTCGTCACTTGGATCTAATACATTAAGAGTTCAATTACTAACATACGTTTACAGTATGTCTGAAAATGGAGATTTATTATTGGGTTTGTCCGGATTGGGAGCTGGATTATGGGGTACATCTTTGGGAGGAATTATACTTATTAAATACACAAAATCTACAAATGAATTTGGAGTAGAAATAGTATCACTTACATGAAAGTAATCTACAACAAATTAATACCGTTTAAGCCATTCGCAGCAATTAATCTGTTTGGCTTTGTATTTGCCCGTAAAGAGTATAAGCCGTTATATGAGCGAACTCTAAACCATGAGCGCATTCACACAGAGCAAATGAAGGAGATGCTTTACATCTTCTTCTACCTGTGGTATCTGATAGAATGGATAGTGAAGCTATTCATATATGGTAAGAAGTCATACAACAATATATCTTTTGAAAGAGAGGCTTATAAGTATGACAGATATGCTGACTATGTTCAATTTAGGAAGAAATATAATTGGATCAAACATTTATAATCATGGCACAAAGAGAATTACAATTTACACAAGAAGGTGATATATGGACTTCAGATAGTGGTTTTGATCCTTCATTTAACGACATTCTACGGATTCAGAATGACATGTCATTTATATCAAACAATATAAATAATTATCATTTATCCGAGAAAGAAGCCGTTCAAGTTAAGTCTATGTATCCAAAATGGGAAGTAGGTCTTTCTGTAAAAAAAGAAGAAAGATACGAACATCTCGACAAGCTGTATGAAGTAGATCAGGACCATACTACTCAAGAAAACTGGGCACCTGACAAACAAAGCTCTCTTTGGCACGAGGTTACATATCACGCCGGAACAAAAGAAGATCCTATTCCTTATAATGAAGATCATAACCCACAGTTTCAAGGCATGGTGTTAGAATTGGGTAAGATATACACTCAGGATGGAATATTATATGAGTGCATACGTGACAGTCAAGGAGTGAAGATTGTACAGGACTTGGCTGGCTTGGTAGATAATTATGTGAAAGTCGTGAAATAACAAATATGTTTAACCCTTTTAAATTTTTAGTCTTATGAAAAAGATTGTTTTGGTTATGAGCATGTTATTGCTCTTTGTGTGTGGTGTATTTGCACAAACAGAAGTAAGTAATGAGGGAACTCAAATTATTCTTGATCTTTCTACCTTCGGTGGAATTGTGGCCGTTATCTCACCCGTAGTGACACAGATCTTCAAGCTGATTCCTGCAATAGATGGCAGCAAGATTGCAAAGATTGGTATTTCGGTAGCTGTCGGTATAGTGGTCTGCATGCTGGCATGGGTACTGAAGATCTCGGAACCGCTGGCTGGACTTATTTGGTGGCAGACGCTTATTTATGGCGTAGCAGCGGGATTATCCGGGTGTGGATTCTATGACTTGGTAAAGGTTGTTTGGGAATTATTCAAGCCGAAAGAAGATGTAATTCATTTGGATTAATTTTAGGTAGTTTAGGTTATCAATTGGGCGGTGTGACAGGCCGCCCTTCATTAGAGAAGAAGCATGGAGCAAGTACTACACCTGAATGTCACTCAAGACATACACCATGGAACGACAATCATTTTTATATGTTGTATCCTGATTATTATTGCCTCGTTTATTGATATGTGGACCGGAATAGATGCCGCAAGAGTGAATAAAGAACCGATAAGTAGTCGTTCACTACGGAAAACGGTAACAAAGATTATTGACTATTTGCGTGTACTGGTTTTTGCTGTCTTAATAGACGTATTAGGCCTATGTTTTACATGGTATGCCATCCCTTATTGTGCCATATTGGCTACGCTGGGGGTATTACTTATCGAGTTCCGTTCTGTCATTGAGAACAGCAAAAAGAAGCGGAGCCACGCAGGTGAAGTCGTTGATATGGTTGCCAGAATTATAAGTTGTGCCCAGGAGAAGGATGCAGAGGAACTGATTAAATTAATCAAGAAGGATAAGGAGGAGAGAAAATGAGAAAGATTAATCGCAAAATAAATTTGATCGTGATCCACTGCTCGGCGACCCGAGTTGATAAGGATTACACGCCGGAACAGTTGGAACGTGACCACAAGGCCCGTGGGTTTAATTCTGCCGGGTATAATTTCTATATCCGTAAGAACGGCGAAGTCGTACCGATGCGCCCGATGGAACTTATTCCGGCCCACGTGACAGGGTACAACAAAAATTCGATTGGTATCTGCTACGAGGGTGGTTTGGATGCTGACGGTAATCCTGACGATACCAGGACGGATGCGCAGCGGAGTGCCATCGTGGAATTATTGCTTAAACTGGTAGCACAGTTTCCGGATAGCCGTATCTGTGGTCACCGTGACCTATCACCTGATCTGAACGGTGACGGGAAGATCACACCTAACGAATGGACCAAGATGTGTCCTTGCTTCGATGCGGAAGAGGAATATAAGAATATTTGAAGTTATGAAAGCTTGGCAAGCTATACTCATCATATTGTTAACTGCAATAATATGTTCCGTAATTGGTTTCGGCTATGGGCGACGGAGAACATGGGGTTCCACGCCTGTAGCTGATACCGTCCGCATCCGTGATACGGTCCGCGACAGTATTCCTTATCCAGTGATCGAGACGATTGTGCAAGAAATACCGGAACTGTTCCCTGTCTATATAACATTGGATGGTGACACGATCCATGAACCGGTTTATATCCCTGTCCTTATAACGCAGAAGGAATACCAAACCGAAAATTACCGTGCTTGGGTATCTGGTTATAAGCCGTCATTGGATAGTGTATGGGTTTACCCCGAGAAGATTATCATCCGGGAGAAACCTCGCAGATGGGGTATCGGTGTGATAGCCGGTTATGGAATCGGACGGAATGGGTTGTCTCCTTATGTTGGAGTTGGGGGATATTGGAGGGTGTGGTAGGTATTATGTCTTTATGATAACATGTTGCTATTATATAGCATTTTATTATAACGTACATACACTTATTAATAATTGCATTAATTTGTCAAAATAAAGTATTACATATTTTTATAATTAAATAAATTATTGTATCTTTGCTATACAAAATAGGACATTATTAATTTTAACTGAGTGGGGGCAACACTTTAAATTCTGCACCAATATTATGACTACCGATTTCTACACCATCGCTGAGATCGAGAACCTGCACGTTATCGAGACTACCTCTGCCATGAATGGCTATCCGCAAGATCTCAAGAAAGCTTTAATTGGATTCGACACCTACGAGCAGGCAGAGAAGGTCGCTGAAATATACGGATTGAGTATCGAATACTTCACCAAGCGTGACGGCTGGCAACTATACTACCGCACTGGCAATCATGCTTACTCTGCCATTGAGGTATCTGCAGAAGACTATGGCGACAATTACCGCTCATTCACTTCTTCTGATTACGATGGCTTCTACAAGAACGAAGTTAAGGATATTGTAGGTAACTTTGAAAATTTCGACGAGCTGGATGCATTTTTGGAAACGAAAAGAAGGATCTTCGAAGAGATTGAGGACTTAGAGGACGACGAAATGGTTATTACTCGTGATGGCGAGTATTACGAGACCATTAAGTACGTCACCATGTCACATTATTACGACACCAAGACGACCGTAATAGGGGTAATTGGCGAGATCAAGGAATCAGACCCTATCACGAAGGATGACGTGTTGGAGATGTTGAGCGGCCCACACATGAGTGGCTGCTATACGGCGGTACGATTTACAGACGCTCAAGGTTACAATGAGAATTATGGGGCTACGCCTGTAGATTCTTTTTTTGACGAAGACAGTAGCGACTATCTGCCAGATGACAACTGGACATTGACCGGTTTTCGTATAGCCACACCTGATTGCGTGGACATGGATGTCTGGGCACAAGAATTTGACGAAAATAATAAATCCGCTCTCGCTACAAGCATGCAAGAGGGCAACCTTTATGTAGCGAGCTTCTGGAATGAGACTAGAGGAGGGAATGACATTCTAATTTGGGAATCATGAGGACATTTTTAAAAAATAAAGTCAGTGGCGAAGAGATCGAAGTAACCGCTACAACAGAGCACCCTGATAGCAGCTATGGACATCCTGTTTGGGTTGACAAGAACAACTTGGCGTATTGCGAGGTTGGGCGAGAACAGCCATTTTATGAATTAATCAATAGATCAACACATCGTGAGATAATAGGGCAGCAACTCGCTACCCTCAGAGAAAAACGAGGATTGTCTACACGCCAGCTTGCGGATATGTGCGGTTTGAGCTTTTCGAATATCACCAAGATAGAGCGAGGCTCGTACAACGTGAGTATTGACCTTTTGAGCAAGGTGTGCGAGGCACTAGGCGCTGATATCAGAATCATGGAGAAGGAGATAGAGAATGGCGAAGCGTGAGATACCTTTATTCATTTTCGACACGACCAGATGGCACAAGCATGGGGACGCGGATTTCGTAGCGTGCACAGACATTGACAATGGGTTCGTGGCAAAAGCCACCATAGTTGACGCAAGCGAACCAGATACCACAACCGACACATTGCGTGTGGGATACGAGAACAGTGGTTATAAGCTACGAATGGAGATCAAACGTGTAACAGGCAATAATCCCACGCCATCAGCCATGAGAACATTGCTGAAAAAGGCGTGCGATTTCTATGTTGAGAATAAGCGCACGCTAATCCATTCAGATTCACCAAGCACGCATGACTGTGTCCGATTCTTGGGATTGCTGATAGATGGAAACCGTCAGAACATTCAGGAGGCAGGCGTTGATCATAACAGAAGAAAGACAATAGAGACAAGCCTGAGAATGCTGGAAGTCATAAGATTGAAATTGCTTGAGTGATATTCGCGATATTGTGGATTTACCCATTAATTTTTATCCTTGTCCACTTTTTGTGGTCAGTAGAGATGTATCTTATATTATACGTTTAGTCCCTATATCTGAAAATAGGGACTAAAACGAGTTTAATATATTTGTATATTATGTAATATAATTTCATTTGAAATCGCATATGTAGCGTTTATTTAACTATATTTGTATAGTCTTTAGTGAAGTTGAATATACTGAAAAGTGTCTCCAGCTCCACAAAGGTTGTTGATGTTCTCAGCAGCCTTTTTTTGTCTAACTTTACTCTGATAAATTGCATATGAAAAAGTGGTTGTATATTTTAGGTATTGCTATTGTCAGTATGGGATTTTCTTCCTGTGCGGTTCATCATCATACGCATAAACATCCGAAGCCGCCTAAGCATCATCATAAAGGTCCGAAACCGCCCAAACCACCCAAGCATCATTATCATTGGTAAGAAAGCGTATGAAGAATAGTGGTTTTACGTGGCGAAAAAGGTTGCGGAGTTTCAAGTATGCTTTCCATGGCATTTGGTTGTTGGTACGATACGAGCATAATGCTTGGATTCATTGTTTTGCTGCAGTCTGTGTATTATTGGCAGGCTTTCTGCTGAATCTTTCAGCAGAAGAATGGATTGTCATAGCCTTTGCCATAGGACTGGTATTGGCGGCTGAGGCAATTAATTCGTCGATTGAGGCTTTGGCGGATTTAGTCTCGCCGGAATATAACGAAGCTATAAAACGGACGAAAGATCTGGCTGCCGGAGCTGTTCTGATATTGGCAATAACGGCTGCTATTGTGGGATTTATTGTGTTTATACCTAAATTATTTATATTCTTTGAATAA